GGCGTGAACTTAACCTGTCCAGCAATAGGCACGCCTGTAATATCAATGTAAGTACCAGTTACAGTTACAAGAGATAGATTGACTGGGAGTGCCATTTGTTATTCCTTAAGCGCTTGTCTTTAAAATGTTTAGTGTATGTGTTCCAGTAGTTGTAACTCCATATAATTTTTCACCGGGGTATAAATGTAAATTAAAGTTTTCATCTGGGTCAAGTAAATGACCATAATCTGTTGTAGTTACCCCTGCGCCTCCAACAAATACTTCTACTGAACTGCCTTTTGCCGATTGAATCATTACATCCATACCATCACGATTAGATGTGGCTTCTGCAAGAAGTGTTGCTGTCGTTCCAACGGTTACTCTCTGATGAAGTACTGCCATTTCTTTCTCCTTATACTAGAAGGGGCGACTATTTCTAGCCGCCCCCTTAGTTTATTCTGTGTCTAAGTCCTTTTCGGGTTTAGACTTACTTTCTTTCTTAGGTATTTCTTCTTCTTGAACAAAAGTGATATAGCGAGAACCTTCAAGTGATTTAGCATTACGCCATTCACTCACATCTACAACTGTTCCACTTTTTAGTTCCTTACCATTGACGGTAAGAGTCTTGAGGATTTTTGCTTTCATTTTACTCCGCCGTTGTATCTATCCAGCAATAAGAGAAGGTTGCTGATGCTTGGTCAATTGAACCTGCTGTTGGATTGTAAAGATAGATAGTAACTGTATCGGCCGCTGTTACTGCCGCTCCTGCGAAGATTAAATCATCGTTTAGAGTTGATGGTGGATTTACAATAATGATGTCGGTTGTAGCCGCACCAGTTAATGTAAAGGTTGTTCCACCACGAGTTGTTGCACCGATTGAAGCAGGGTCAATGGCTACTGTGCCGAACTCAATACCGTAAACAGTATCGTTGTCGCCAATTTGTAGAGCACCAACTGCCGCTTCGCCTCTTGTAAGTCTATTTACCTGTGGCATTTATTTTCCTTTTCTAAGAGAGAAGGGGAGTGGGATTTCAAGTCCGCACTCCCCTCCTTTAAGTTAATTAAGCGACGATTGAAGTCCAGAAGTAACCGAGGTCTGAACCGATTACCTTGTTATCAAAAGCCATTTCTGCTTCAACACGAGTTGCCTTGATTGACTCCATACGGAATGAAGAAGTTCCGATGTTTGCACCAAGACCGCCTGAAACACCTGTCCAGTTAAATGTATAACCAGCAGAAGGAGTTAGAACTCCAGGATTTGTAGCAACATGGCAAAGAAGAGCCTTCTTACCGAATGCGAAGTCATACGCACCAGCGGCACCTTCGTTGTTTGTTGCCTTTACTGCCTTAGCAACCATAACACGAGGAATGTCGAACATTGCTGCCAACATATCGGTTGTGATTGTTTGTGAAGATGTGTACTTGATACGGTCAACTAGGTCAGGGTGATTCTTCAACTGACGGAAGGTTTCGTATCCAAGAACAAGAGTGTTTGCTTCTTGTCCAGTTGCAGAAAGAATATCCTGCTTTCCTTCTTCAATGTCGTTGATTGGGTCAGATGAAGTGTAATCACTCCACTGCTTTGTCTGTCCTGAAGATGGAGCACCTGATACACCAGTTACATCTGTTCCCCATACACCTGTGGTGAAGAAGTCAGATACGAACTGTAGTTCCTTGCGAAGTAGCAAGCGGTGTGTTACGAACTCTGAAGCCTCACGAAGTGGATTCAATGGTGCATCTGAGTTTGAAAGTGTCTGGTCGCCTACATCCTTATGGAATGCCCATACATCGGCATTGTAGGTGCCAGTTGTTAGGTTGTAACCGCTACCAGCAGACTCTGTCGCATCGGCTCGGCGTTGTGCCTCATCACGGAACCAGTCGTTCTTTGTATAAACAAAGTACTTGTCTGATTTCTTATCGACAGGGATTACTGGGAAAACTTTATCAGCAATAAAGTTCTCTTGGCGTTGCATGTAAGCAACGGAGATGTTTGTAAGAATCGCATCAATATGCGAATCAGTTAATGTTGGTTGTGGCATTTATTTATCCCCCTTATGCCGCTCTGCCCGGATTAGCGCAATTAACAACTGCACTAACGATGTCGCCATCGGCACCGGACTCGGTTAATAGTGTTCCAACGACATATTTGGTTGTGTCAGTTCCAGCAACTAAAGCAACTGCCTTACCTGTTGAACTTGTTCCAACTAATGCGCCTTCGCCAATTGCGGCTCCAGCAACAATCTTTGTTCCACCAACGATGGTTACAGAAGCCTCTGCACCTGAAGTTGGATTGTTTTGTAGTACTCCAATTGGAATATCAGTTGCGGCAGCGGCTGCAATTACTTCTCCGCTTGCATTCAACTTAACAAATGTGTACTGCTTTGTTGATAAATCCGCACCAGCAACGAAGGTTGCTCTTACGGAATAGTTATTGATTTCGTATGCCATTTTTTACTTAGCACCCTTCTCGGTGAGGTATTGCTTATAAAGGTCTGTGTTAGCAAGAGCAACATCAGCCATAGCGGTTTCCATAGTTGGAGCAACGCCTGACTCAACTGCGGCCTTTGCTAAAGCAGTTAGACGGTCATAAGCATCTGTGGCAGATGAATCGACTGACTTACCAATTTCAGCAAACAGGTTTGAGGTTTTTGCTTGAGTATTGACTGCATCAAGAATGCTTTCAATTCCCTTTGTTAGTTCTTCATCAATCTGTGATAGACGACGAAGTGCTGGACCAACTTTTTCCGCATCCAACGGAAGGTTGTTCCAATTCTTTGCTTTAGCGATAGCATCTGAATCTGCTCGCTCATCTCGCTCTTTTTGTAGAAGTGCAATTGCTTCATCAGCACGAGCCTTTTCAACGGCTACTGCTTTTTCAACTGCTTCTAGTTCGGCAGACTTAGCCATAGGCTTTTTCATTTTCTTTTGAGCCTCTGCTTCATCTTCCATTTTCTTCATACGCTTCTTGTATTCTTCATCTGACTCGTCATCTCCTTGCATAAAAGGATTCATTCCTTTTGCTTTTACAAGTTCTGCTTCGAGTTCAGCGATACGAGCGTCTTTGTCTTCTGCTGGTGACTCAGTTGCTGGTGCTTCGGCCGCTACGGCTTCTGCAACAACTGCATCCTCAGTTACAACTGTGCTTTCATCGGACACTGAGTCCTCCTTTGTGATTGGTGTTTCAGTAAGTGAGTCGATTACCGCTTCGATTTCTTCAGCGTTAGCAGATTTCATTACAAGCCAACCTTCAGAAAGGTGTGCTGGATGGTCCACTCCGCTCGTTTCATCAACAGCAAGGCGTACCATTTTCTTTGCCTTAGCCATTTATCCTCCTTGACTGTTGGGGGTATAACATTTGCATAATTCAATATGCAAACCCATTTAGTCGGTAGAAAAAGAGTAACACATGGTTCATAATTTTTAGGCGCAACGCCACAAAAGAAAAGACACCCAACGATTTCTGTTGGGTGCCTGTTTCTAGCAATCTTCCCCTATTGCTAGGGACGAACTTACTTTGTTATAGAAGAAGTGGCAATACCTAGTCGAATCTTGGCTCTTAGTTCCATAAGGATAGTTCCAAGCCAATTCTTTCCTGCTCGTTTTAGAGGGTCGTCAATAATGTAAGTAGAACCGTCAGGATTGGTTCCCATCAAATCTACTCCCCACACTTGGTCATACCAAAAAGTCCCTTCTTGGAGATAGGCATTTCCTGTCTCTAAAAGAGCGTCAGTAAGGATTGGATTAGATAGAAACTTTTGAGCCACAACTGTCTTCATTACGGCGTATTTAATTTCTTCCCAATCGTGTCGGATTATCGGCGCAGTCCTTCCTAAAGTCTTTGCTTCCTGTGGGTCTGTTGAAGCGGCAATCCGTTCATAAAGTTCATCATCTACTCCATAAACCTTCTGAGCGGCGTAAGCGTGTTCAGAGGTAGCCCACACTTTGCCATAACACTCAAAAGGTGAACCTTGGTAGAAGTTAGATAAGAACGATAAGGGATTATTAGTTCCTAAATCATCAAACCAATCAATTAGCACATCAGGGTTCTTATTCAGAACTCCTTCGTAAGTAAATCCTGTCGTTTCTAAAAGTTTAGCCATTGTTATCTCCTTGGGTCGTAGTTAAGAACATCGGTAGCAAACGCAGTATCAGGTCGCTTGCTTTGCATCTCAAGAATTAACTTCTTAAGTTTTTCAAGTTGCTCATCTTCAAGTCCTAATGCCCAACCTTCTTCATCGGTCTTGTCTGAAGTAAAGACGACATGACCCATAATCGTATCTTGAACCATAAACTCTTTCATAAAGAGAAAAGTTCCATCGAGATTAGGTAAGACATTATTTTTTAATTTGCCTTCTTCATCCAGCCACATTGTTATTCCTAATGAGGCAAGATGAACGGCTTCAACAATATCCGTGTCGATAAAGTCATAACATTTCTTTACGAGGTCTTCTTTATCGAATTCAATAACTTCTAATGAACCCTTAAGGCTAAGTTCTTGAATAGGGTCATTAACATCATTGACTTGAGTTAATCCCTTAACACCTAACGCCTTCATTATTGCATCACCGCTTGATTACGAATCTCTTGGTCGATGAACTTCAATGTTTGCTCGTAGGTTTCAAATCCAACTTCAGCCTTAACTGCAAGAACAAGTCCATGAATTATTTCGTGGGCTCGCTCAATCTTTGCTTTGCTTTCTGAATCGTTTGGATTGAAGTCAGGCATGTGATTGCGGTTTAAATGAATTGCGGTAATCAATTCACCAAGATTTCTAGTTACTACTGTTTCTTGCGACATATACACCCTCCTTGGGTTAGGTTTAACTTGCAGGAGTAAGTATCACGCCTTGATAGGTGTTAAGGGAACTTCATTTAATGGTTATGTTTTATTCTGTACAGATTCCGTGCTAATTTGTACAGTTAAATAGACATCCAGCCTTCATAACTTGCATTTGGATTATCTTTTAGCCATTGTTTCCGTAATTCGTTTTGGTATTTCCAGTCAATATCCGTATTCCTATTTTCGGACTTATCTGACTGGTCCTCCTGTAATCCATGCATCACAAGTCCTAGACGAAGCGCACTTGAAATCGAAGGCTTCGCAATAGCCCAATTTGCCAGCGTTGATAACATCCCAAGAGTTTTCACTTCTTTCATCGCCAGTTGCTAATCCTTCTTTGATACATTCCAACATTTCAGGTGTTCGAATAAAAGCGGCACAATTACCACAAAGAGATTTCTTTGCTTGTTCAATACTAACATCCCAGCGTTTAGCCTTTGCGTTCCAAAACTCTGTGTTTGCTTCTTCAGGATTGAGCGGTCCGTAGGCGGCAGACTTAATTGCCTTCTCACGATTTCTAAGATTTGTGGCTACATTTTTTGTAGCAGTAGGACATTCTGCTTTTGTTACTCGGCGGTGCAGGAGTATTTCCATTAACCGCCAACTCCCATTCTTCTATTAAGTTCGCCGAAAGCCTCTTTGGGAGATTTACCCATAATGCCAGCGGCGGTATCAACTATTTGAGTGAACTTAGTTCTATATGCTTGAGCCCTAGGAGTGTTCTTTCCTGTCCTAACATCTAAAGGCATTGTTTGTTTATGGTTATACAAATCAATCGAAAGGTCATCTAGTTTTGCATCTTGTTCAGGAGTTAAACCTCCAGCACCAGCACCGCCACCTTTTCGTCCGTGGCTTGCTTGATTATGGCTTCCGTGTTTGATTACATCTTCCATATTAGGCTCCTTCTGGTAAATCAACTAACATTCTTTCAGCCTTACCGCCAATAGAATACCCTGTTAGTTTGCCTTTCTTAACTAATTCCCACGCCCAAGGTTCCCATTGAACTCCCATAAATACAGTTCCAGTTGGATAAGTAACGGCTTCGGTTGTGCCATCTACTTTTGTAACAGGAACGGTTACTGGGTAAGGCCAAGTCATAGTTTCTAACCATTCGCCAGCAACAACATCTTTGTTATGTTGAAGTCTGATTCGGCGGTCCCCTTTTTTAACATAATTCCATAAAGCGTTTTGTAGTTCTTCGCTGTCTGTCCACTCATTATGAGCATCAGCGGTATCAGGAATGTACCAAGGACCTAAAGTAAATCTTTTCTCATCTGCCTTGAATACTGTTTCTATTTCTCCGTAAGACTTTGCTAAGTCATATTGTCGAAACAATTTATCTACCCAAGTCTTCGCTGCATCCCCACCCCAAGCAGCGTACGCAACCCGACCAGGAGACGGATACCCGGTCTGACCAACTTTGTAACCTTGTCCTTCTCTATCAACTTCGTGACGAGCAAGAAATGATTTCATACGAGCGAGAGTGTCTCTTGAAACTCCCTCTCCATTGGCTAGTTGAGATGCACGAGTGCGACCTACGCTTGTGAAGTTTGCTCCAGCGTGTCCTTCTTTTATCCAAGCGAGCGCACGCTTTGCTTCTTCTTGTACTGCTTTAGGCGGCACAAAAGTATCGGGTGTAGATTTTTCTTTGTTAATAAGTTCTCTAATCTTTTCAATGAGAGAAGCAGATTCTTCTACTTCTACTTCATCGCTTTCTATCTTTACTTCTTTAGGACGAACCACAATCATGTAGCCGCCTATGTCGAGCATTTGTAATACATCAGCAAACTTATATCCGTTATCAAGACCTGTTTGAATAATTCCCTTTACTGGACCGAGCGAACGGTTCTCAGATTTAATAAGAGTTTCTAATTCTGTTTCTATGGAATCAATTACTAACGGCTCACTCCATTTACCGCAAGAGCATTCACAGTCATCTCCTGCTTTTAAGATTTCTTCCATAATGCTGTGATGAACAAATAGTTGAGCCTCGCTTGGAGTATCTGTTTGTTTGTGAAGTTTATCGTGTTGTGCAATTAAGGTATCAACGCTCTTACTTAAAGTTGGTTTCTTTACTCGAACACGACCCATAGCAGTAGGAACATGAACATCGCTAACTGTTGGTCCTTCTTTTTCTGTTGCATCAGGAACATTGGCATACAAGGCTCGTTGGTGCTTTAAAGCATCTTGGCGGTTCTTATGGCAACCAACAGTTTCTCCACCTTCATCTACAACGGCGAAGCCATCGCAGTCGGCGGCATTAGTTTCTATTGTGTATGGCATGAGATTATTCTTTCACATACTTACAGGTTGGAAGGCTAGTAACGCCTTACTTATAACATCTTCTTTTGTAAGACCTGCTCGCTTGGAGTCTAATTGAACAAGGTCGGCATCTTTTGTTTCTAACCCTCGTAGCGTTACTTCGTCTTCTTGAAAATAACGATTCCTGTTCCCGTCCCAAAAAGAAATAGTTTCTTCATCTTCTTGCATTAAGTACATACCTACAAGGCGGTGCTTACCTTTCTCCACAACAAAAGGACCGTAGGCAATTACTCTAGGCGTCTTTCCTAATCCCCATAATGGAGGAGTAAGGATTAAATCTTCTGTTGGTATCATCGGTACTCCTGAGCCAAGATAATCACATCTTCTATTTTACGCCCATTCCACTCGTCTATACCTAATCCTTTGAGCCTTGATATTGCTTCATCTCTTGTTACAGGGTTGACTGAAATTGAATAAAGGTCGTTTATATCTATGGAGTGTTGAAACATCATCTCTGCTGAGTTTGAAGGGTTAGTGATTTCATCGAAAGTATCAGGAAATACATCTTTTTGTCTTGTTTTAGTATTCAAATAACTCTGCATTTTGGCTGGGTTCTTTACGCCGTAACTATCTCCCGAATACCCAAAGTAATCAGTTCTTCTTAATAATTGTGTTGGACTGAAAACCATTGTTCCTGCATATTGGCCTGCATCTTGAGGCAATACTCTCGAAGGTCGAACAAAGACATAATCCGCTCCACCTGTTTGTACATCGCTGTCTTCGGAAATACCAAAACCGCCACTACCTCTTGTCTTACGCTGTGTTTGTGAAAGTAGTTTGCCATTACCTGTAAAGAAACTAACAACACGATTAGTTGCTTCGTCTTGAGGTATGTCGTAAAGATAACCACCAAGAGCGTGTTTAATAGATTTAATGTTTGAATCGTCTGCAATCTTTACTGCAATTCGTTCAGGTAATAAAAAGCGAAGCGCTCCATCATTATCTATTTCTTCAGTGACTTCATCAAGGGTAAATCCCCATTTAGTAGTAATTCGTTTTATTTCAGCCTTTATTTCTATTGGTGCTTTTTCTAAAACATTTCCAAAGTTTGGATTGAATAAACTGATTAACTTTGCAGTTTTTAATTTTTCAACATCTTCTGCTGAAGGCAATCTGTTAGCAGTTACTCCTAAGTCTTTCATTACTTTTTCTATTTGAGCAGGAGTGGCTTTGCCGGGAATCATAACTCGAACTGTTCCATCAAAAGCATAAGCATCTTTGGAGGTTACAAAACGAATGGCTGTTCCATCAGAACGAAAAGCAGTATAGGTATTAGAACTTAAATCCGTATTAACAAAAGCAGGACCAGGGGTTCCGTCTGTTCTGTATTGTTTCCTAATAAAAATAAATCGCTCATCGGCGCTCTCTGGAATATGATTAAAAGTAACTTCTTTTTTTATCTTTCTATCGATAACCAAAATACCTCTTGCTTTATCCCATTTGCCATCAGCTTTAGCAATAGACCGTTCTACTTCTTGGCTTAATCTTGTTTTAGCACCAGAAGTTAGTTTCATTCTCACTTCCGTATGTGCCGTTCCATTAAAAATAACTGATTCAGCGGTTACATTTAAGTTCTCTATTTGTCCTGCATCGTATTGAAAAGTACTTAGTCCTGAAGCCTTTGTTTGAGTTTCACTCAATGCTTGTTCAGGTGTTCTTAGATTACCTATTGGAATGGTTGGTAGTAATGGAATTGGTAAATCAACAACTGGTGGTGCAATCTTCGCTGGTTCCATAAATGATTGAGCAAGTGATGAGTCAGGTTCTAGTAATGAAATAGAACAACGGCACATTATATGAGCAGGAGGATTAAATACTCCGTTAGGAAAAGATTCATTCCACACAGTTGATTTACCATTCATTGGCATACAAATATCGCAAGTGCGTTCGTCTGTTGAAGTGCTCCATCGCTTCATAGACTTTGGGTGCGCCCAACCTTGTTCAACGGCTTGAGTAAATCCTAAATACCTTCCGTGATTTTCTGCCATAAGTATTTCTTGGCGAGCAATCATATTGGCTCGATACTTAATCATTTTTTTGTATTGGCGCTCGCCCATAGCAAGTCGTTGAGCCGCAGTTATCTTTCCTGCTCTTACTTGTTCATCTAAGTTATCTATGAACTTACCAAAACTAATTGCTTGTCTATCGTTTAAACCGATAACACTTCTTAACTTTCGAGCGGTGTCGTAAACAGTTACATTTTTAGTAAAGGCTTCTGAAACAGTTTCACGAATAATGTTTCTTGTTGTGTCCGTTACTGCGGTAACTAACTGAGCCGATTGATTAGTTGCCCATTCAATACTCCGTGGGTCTGTAAAGTCGAAGCGACCTTTGAATCCAACTTTAGGAAAGCCGCCACCGATGTTGTCTTGAATAACTTGACCAAAAGTAGAAGCGGTTTGATTAATTACTTGAGCAGAGGCATCCCAAGGAAATGCATCTACAACTCGTTCTATGTTCTTTGCATCTAACGCTTCACGAACAGCATTAGACATCGCCGCCGCTTGTAAATCCGAATCGTGCGTTTGAAGTATTCGTCTTACTTCTCGCTCGGCTGGAGTTAAGGGAATTGGGTCGGGGCGTGGTTCATCTCTCCTTGCTTTATTAACAAGAAGCATTTAATCCACCAAGTTCTCCGCAGGAGGCAAAGATGCCTGTTCTCTTAGATAAGCCTCTAGGTTTTCATCTGGCATTAATACTCCAGCGGCGGTGAGTTTCTGTACATAATCAGCAAGTTCACCCAAGTCCACACTAGATACTTGACCATAAGTTAAGTAAGGCATTAACTCAGAGTTCATAGAGTTAAGTTTAATTAAACGAGGAATTGCATACTGATTGAATACTTCTGCAATTGATTTAGCAATAGCGTCAATACTCATTGTCCATAGGTCCATCTTTTGTGAACCTAAAGAGAACGAACCTACTCGCTCATGTCCAAGAAGAATAAAGTCGGTAAGAACAGACATTGAGATTCTTTGGTCATAACGAGAAATTACTTTGTCTGTATCAAATTGACGAGTGCCACCTGAAGAAAGTAATTCAAGAGAGAACATTTCATTATTGTTCTCGTCATACATCTTAGGGAAGATTACGCCTTCTTGTTCATTACGCTTAATGTTTTGAACGATACTTGTAATCTCTGCCAGCACCGCTTGTTGTGCCGCTGATGCACCACTAGACAAATACTCAGGTGGAACTTTAGCAACAGGAAGTCCTGCTAAATCTCTTTCGATACCGATTGCTTCAATTTCTTCAATACGGCGCTTGTAATACCAAGGACGGAAACAGTTACGAAGTAATGAACGACCTTCAGGATTATTTTTATTTACAGTTGTACGGAATAGCAAACCTTTTTCAATAGGGATTTCTCTAAAGCCGCCACCAGTTGGGTCAATTTGTCGGAAGCCTTGAATACCGCCTTCTTGGTCCATCATCCAGTTGTTTAAAGTTTCTTGAGCACGAATTGGGAACTTACGCCAACCAATCTTTCCGTCTTTGTATTTAGAACGGCGCTTAGGGTCATCGACATCTCCACCACGAACTTTATAAACAATCTCGTGGAATGAGAATCCATAAATAAGCATTGAAAGAATTGAAGCAAGTGTTTGGTCAAACGAGTCGCTCATATCTTCTAAACATTGGTCAACGAACTCTGCTATTTCTTTTGCTTCATCAGAATCATCGTAAGGGTCAATTCTCCAATCAAGACGGAGAGTTACTTTTTCAATTGCATAAAGGATTGAACCGATAACTGGGTCGTTGTCTGCCATCTCTCGATAGACAAGAAGTCCTCTACGACCACGAAGTTGATTTAAAAATTCTTCAGTAATGAAACCGCCACTACGGCGCAGACCAGTAGTACCTAATTCATTTAAGTCAGGCTTTGCCATGGGGGTTCCTAATCTTCCGATTTAGTCATTTTAGAGATTAAGGATAACGCCTCGTCCGAAGAAAACCCACCCTCGAGAAGCGATTTATAGATTTCATGTAATCTAATCGCTGATACAACGAGGGGGGTTAATTCCTCTGAATGAGTTGTTGGTTCCATATTACGAAAGGATAACATTCCCTTCGTAATTAAGTTTCTTAAAAGGGAGGAATGTCGTCAGATGGCGTGGTTGTCCAACCGCCACCGTCACTAACACTTGCCTTCTCCCAAGGATTATCTTTCTCAGCAACTTTTTGATAAGGATAGCGGTCCACTTTTGCTACCGCTCTTGCTAATGAAACCGCTACCTTTGTAGCAGTTACTTCCATTCGAGAACGCCTCTCTCCTGTTTTCTTATCTTCCCAAGAAGTTGTGTAAGCCTTTCCAAAGACAATTACTTCATCGCCTTTACCGATTGAGTCGGCGACATATTCGGCTTGCTTATCCCAAACAATAATGTTCCAAAAGGTTGGGTTCTTTGAATCCCAATTACCTTCAGGAGTTTTAAATCTTTCAGAGGTGCCAACAGAGAACTTTGCTACTGCTTTACCTTGTGGAGTGAACTTAAGTTCAACATCGGCAGTTAAATTGCCAACGATAGTTACTGGTACGGACATTTGTTTCCTTTTCTTCTAGCGAGATAGTGCCGAAGCACGCTTATGGTAAGAAATGAGCAAAAGCCTTAATTAATTTATAAGGTTCTATTCCATCTCTTTTTTGTATTTGTTTTCTTTCTTTTTCATCTGTGCCGCCCCATATACCTTCAACATCTGTGCCTAGTGCATAAGTGCGACAAGCCGACTGTACAGGGCAGGTCCGACAAAGTCCTTTAGCGATTTCCGTAATCTTTATAAAGTTGTTATTGCGTTCAGGAAAGAATAATTCAGGGTCAGTTATGGCACAAGGTTCATAACCAGTTGTCGGCGGATAAGGCGGTGGAGATGAGTTCACAAATTGCGTCCGAGCCACATAACAAACATAAGCCCTAATGGAAGTAAAAGTAAAGTTATTGAGTAAGGCTCAAATCCATTTTGTAGATACGAATGCATTGAGCCAACTGCTGTTCCCACTTTTTATTTCCAAAGAAAGGTCATAATTACCAGACCAAGATAAACTCCAACTACACCAGCAATTCCGGCGGCGGTTGGTGGTGCTGGGATTGGGAACTTTAATAATGTAAATACTGAACCAACTGCAATACCTGTTACAAGGCTAAGAATTATCGCCTTCATTTTCAACTCCTTGGTCTAAGTGATGTTGTATTGCGCCAGTATCAATGGCGTGTTGCAACATTCCGCTCTTTCGCCAGATTGGTAAATCAGGCTCGGAGTGAGTACTAAACCAGTAATTGCCTTCACTGTCTATCCACTCACTTACCAGTATCCAAGTAGTACACATCGCACCTTCTTTGTCAAGAAGGGTCGCAAGACCTTGAACAGCATTATTTACGGCATCCATTTTTGCTTCTGCGTCATCGGACATAGCGACCCCTCTCGTTAGATAAGAGTAACTTATTGATTAACTTTTTTTTCGTTTATTCCGAGTATCAATAATGTCGCAAACTACACACTCTTGGTCGCCATAAAGCCACTCTCCGCACTTGCAACGATAGACTTTTGAATCAACCATTTTGAGGTTTTAAGGTATCTGATATCGCTTTCATTACTCCCACAACGAAAGGTTGCATTTCAGAAGGTTCTACTTGTGTGGCTAGAAAGTTAATATGTTTACAGATTGTTTTTAATGCCGCTTCTGATTCCTCAATGTAGGAAATCTGAACAGTTGGCGGCAAGGTTTCGAAGTCAGGAAGTCCATCTTTGCCAGCGTATTCATAGATAGCACGAGCAACATCGTGAGTGATAAAAGGGATAGCCATATAATTATTTTACAGGTTTTTTCTTTAAAGGTGGCTTCTTTTGAGTATAAAGAGAAAAAGGTGGCGCTGTGTATGGGTCAATGTCTGAAGCAATTTGTAAGGCATCAGGTATTGAGGCTTTTGCTTTTAAAGCACCAAGAGCCAAAGATGAACCCGAACCAATTCCATAAAAACCAGCAGAATCTAAACAAACAGATAAATCATCACTAATCTCAAACACTTCACCTTCTAGTGCTATCAAGAAAGCAAACTTAGTTTCATCATCATCGGCATCCCATTTGTACTCGTTCTCTTTAAATACTTTCTTCATTGAAGGGATAACAAACGCAATCATAAAGTGGTAAAGGTCTTTCTTATCTCCAACAGTAGGAATAGGCGGTTCCCAAATATGCTGAATGATGTCGCAAGCCGCTACTTCACCGCTTCCAGCAATTAGATAAGGACCAGTAGTCGTTATCTTTTGCATTTTAGGATGAGAGTATTTCCGCTCTGCCGTAACAAGAGAGTCAGTACCCATAACTACGCCATCGGCGTATTGGACGGCAACGATTGTGGTCATCTTGGAAGTCTAAAAGACAAACCTTGAAAACACCAAGAACGACTCCATAATTCAAAAAACTAAACCTTAGTTTAATACCAGCCGTTGCGTTCTTTGAACAACTTTGCCTTACATGGAGAGCCATATCTGTGCTCGATATAGCCAAGTCCCCACTCAATTTGTTTTACTGGGTCTTTAAGGAAGTTAATCTTTTCAGTAGTTGTGTGGTTTGGCATATTGCGTTGAGGGATTCCGTGGTCCTTAGTTGGAGAAACGGCTTGATAGTTCCAAGCAGATTCTTTACCCCATACCCAGTTAAGACATTTCCATTGTTCCTTATTAGCCCAGCCGTAGTCAGCAAGTTTCTTCTTTGCTACAAGGCGAGCCTGTTCAGGGTTGAGTGGAGTCGGCTCAACTTTGACGATAGGTACGGGAGCCGTTACTACGACTTGTTCTTGATTAAAGTAGCCGCCAATTCCAATTCCGATAACTGCGGCAAGTGCTGAGATAACAATAGGGTTTTCATATTTAGTGAGTTTCACCGTTCACCAATCGACGGAGTTCTTCCATGCTCGCTTGTTGGGTCACAAATCGGAGCGTGTAAGTGCCTTCGGTTGAAGGTCTTTTGCTTTTGCTAATGGCTTTAGCAATTGCGGTCTATCTTTTTACAACCCTAAAAGTTTAGCAGTTGCTTTAAAGAATAGAAGAATCTTCCAACCGATAATTGCCAATTTCAACTACTTCATGTCCATGTGCCATCTCTTGTGCTTTGTGTATGGCATAAGCAAATGAGCGCATTTCATTAAATGGTAATTGATAACGAGTTAATGTTTCTCGTACTGATTCGAGAGCCAAATGCCCTCCTTCAGTTTTTAATACTGCAACGATTGTTTGCGTGTCGTTATCGTAAGCAGCACTAGCAACTTGTGTATGGGTTTTTAGTATGCGTTGTAATGTTTCCACTCCACTTAAGAAATCGAGTGATGGAACAGCGGTTGTTGCGTACAAGGTCATAATGTTAGCCTCCTTGGAACATAATGCTAACACGATTTAGAAACTAGGGTTTAGAAACTATCGGCGTGTCGGATACATCACTTAGGACTAATAATGTTTCCTGCTCTTGTTCCTTGAGGCGAGAACTCTCTCATCATGTCGTTTAGCCCAACATAATCTAAAGTGTTGCCAAAGTATTTAACCCCATCGCCAGTTGCTTGAGCCATTAATCCTGACTCTAAAAGGAAGTCCTTATAAGGCGCAACCCCTTGGTAGTCTTTCATAAACTCACATACGGCGAGGTAATAAGATTCTGTGTTCTGAAGCCACATAGCCACATTCCAAGTTTCTCGGTTCTTCCATCCATTAAAAGTCATAATGTTTCTCCTATCCTCGGTTGAATTGAGGCATAAAGATTGGAAGCACGATTGTGCTTGGTAATAAGTTCTTAGCCCAATCCTCAGCCGATTGTTTATCTTCAAAGATTCCGTACAAGATTTCTTCGTGGGTTTCAGTAATCGTTTTAGTTACCCAACCCTCGACTCTCATTCCATCGATATCCATACAATCGCTCCATTCCCTTGAGGTGTCTTTCTTCTTTTGCCTGAATCTCTAATCCAGCCATCGTTCATTAATCCATTACGGATTGAGGAAGCCGATTGGTGAAGCCAGCCAGTTAAATCCTCAATTTCGTGGTCGCACAGTCCTACATCGCCAGCGGCTCGAATCAAGTCAAATACCTTCTTGCGCTTGGTTCCTGTGCGGGGTAAAAGGCGCTGAGCGGCGATTTGAGAGGTGTTTGGACTCCTTCTGCCTATTCGTACCGTATTTCGCTCAATCGGGGCTCTATTCGCCTTGTATGCCTTGCAACAGGCACAATGCTGAATCTCCGCTGGTGGCGGTGTGAAATCTAGTTCATCCATAATGTTTCCTCCTTGGGTTGAGGGATTATTTTTTTATTGTTGGTCCGTAAACTTCTCGTCTTCGGATTGGAACAACTGTTCCGTTGCAGTCAGTACAGACTCGTCCAAGAGCCGTCAGACTTGTTGGCTTCAATAAATTACAACCTTCGCAAATTGTTTGAACGACTTCTAAAGGAGTTGGGAGTGGAGAGCATTCTTTTACGATTGCCGACTCCACCACCGTTACTCCTTCTTCACCATTCAAAAGAGCCAAGAGGTCATCATAAAGAAAACCTGAAGGTGGCATTTCAATATCAAAGCCCAACTCCTTCATCTTCTCAGGTTTCATTGAGAACTTAAGAAAGACGGTTGCTCGATATTGTTGCTCCATTAGTTATTCCTTTGCGGTAACAAGAACGGCGATGCGCTCGCCTTCAATGGAACAACTAACTTTGGTGTTGTTTCTTTTGGCGGCTTGCCAAAGTCTTGAACGCAAAGATGAAATCTCTGTTGCTGAACTCGGCTTCTCAATATAAGTCGTTCCAACAGTTGTAGCGATTTCCTTAATCTGTGTCTTTGTTAGTGCCATCTTGGGTTTCCTTCTTCCTTATCTAGTGAGTGCATATATTTTGTCGGTTAGAACCAAAGGCTTATCCTCAGGTCCTTTCATAAA